ACGAGAGCATGAAGAAACTATGCTTAGTTGTGTTATGATTAACCATAATGATAATATTGTTAGAGTTGGTAGCGGTTTCACTATTGATCAAAGACAAGAGTTTTATAAGAATCCTAAGAAGATTCTTGGAAAGACTATTACAGTACAGTATTTTGAAGAAACTAAAAACCAAGATGGGGGAATTTCACTTAGATTCCCAACTTTTAAGATTTTGCATGGAAGTAGTCGTGAAATATAAAAGAAATAAATCAAGCAAAAGTGCTGAATTTAGACTAAATCGAAGAATTATCCAAGAATATGGCTTAGAAGAAGCCAGAAAAATAGGAGCATTGGATTCTCTGATTGAAGAAAAACAAAAACATAAACACTTAAAGAAGAAAATAAAAAAACAATATAAAAAAGATAAGCATCAACAAAAACAAAAATCAACAAAAACTGGATCTCATACTGGTATCGAATATCAAAAAAAATACCAAGAGTTTATTGATAATGGTGGAGATCCAAATATTTGTCCTTTTGATTGAACTTAACGGTGTTGACAAGTCGATAACGCTAGTGTAGAATGGAAGCGTACATTTTGGAAACAAGAATTGGAGAAACCATGACAGAAGTAGTTGCTGAAAAAAAGCCGGTTGTAATGAGTACCTCTAAAGCCGACGAATTTTTTAAGACTTTTCCCAAAGACAAGATTGTTTCCTATAAGGACTACTGGGAAAGTGTTCGTCCTCAGAATAATGATGATATTTTTCGTCGTTATCTTTTTGCTTACACCAGCGTACATACTACTTGGCAGGGTAATGTGAAGGGCTATAACGCTATCAAGAATTTTAATGAATGGATTGATAGCAAAGAAACTCTGTTGACAAAGTTGCATAAGTCTGGTGTTGGACTTCATAATAATCGTACCAATTATATTTGGGATTTTAGTCAGAAGTTTTGGGCCAATCCCAAAGACTTTTACTTTACAACCAAAAAATATCATGTTAAGAAGCGTGACAGTATTCTTAATAAGATTAATGGTATTGGTCTGGCTAAGATTAGTTTTGCGCTGGAGATGATTCATCCTAATGAGGCTAGGGTTCTCTGCGGAGATATTCATCAATTGAGGTTGTATGATGTTGAGACTCTAAAGTATAATAAGAGTAAAGTAGGTTCTTCTGTGTATAAGAAGATGGAGCGTCATTGGATGATTAACTGTGGTAAGCACAAGGTTCCCTCCTATATTGCCCGTTCTATTTACTGGGATAATCTTCAGAATAAGGAAGATAGCCGATACTGGAGTTTTGTACTGGAGAATTAATGACTACTTTGATTAAGTTTGCTGATAATCAAACTCTTTTTACTATATGTAGTTGTCAAAATGAAATACTTGTTGTTGACTATGATCATGAGTTAGGAACAGCGGAGGTATCTATATACGAACAGTATTCATCCTATTCTTTTAAAATATCATGGAGGCAAAGGATACGGTATATATGGCATATTTTAACACAGGGAAAAATTTACGGAGATCAAATAGTATTAAATAAAAAACAACTAAAAGAGTTGTCTCAGTTTATTAATAGGTGTATTTAATGTTTATGGAGAAACAACATGATAATGAAAAATTATGTGTCTGACGAACTAGCCAATAAGGTTTATCATCTTACTAATGCTCTCAAAAAAGCAGATAGTCTTATTAAGATTTTAGAAGAAGAAAACGAACTTCTAAAAAAGACTCTTAATAATTTATATAACGATAAGAGCGAAGTAAAATGCGCCTAATAAATACACTATTTTGTTTTGGCGTAATATCTAGTTTTGTTTTTGCTGGTTCAAATAAAGATTTTCTAGTTACTGAAAATTTACACGCAGCATTTAAGGTATCAGAAGAAACACAAAAACCAATATTGCTAATTTTTAGTGCTGATTGGTGCAAATATTGTCAATTCTTAAAAGATAATCTGCCAGAACTTCAAGACGTAGATAACTTTGTTGTTTGTATCATAGATTCTGATAAAGAAAAAACTCTCTATAGACAAATGAATATTAGGAATTTACCCACTTCGATCATATTAGATAGTAATAATTTTAATGAACAAAATAGGAAAGTAGGATATATCAGACAAGACTATGAAAACTGGTTGTCGTCAAATATTTCTGAATAAAAATGGATCAAACGAAAAATTTTTCAAGGACGCCTGTTGACAGTGACGATACTCTGTTGTAGAATGAAGAAGTCAAAGCAAGTGATCAGTCGCGTGACTGACTTGAATTGATAAACTTGGAAGTATGACTTGGAGGTTGATTATGGCTGAAGTTACTACGGTTGATAAGCAGACTAGGATTCGTTGTACTGATGAGCATTTTCTTGAGGCTGTGTTTTCTTCTAGGACTTATGCTGAGATTGCATCTAAGACTGGACAAAAGATTGCTTCAACTATGGCTCGTTATGCTCGTACCAAGGAGGCTCTTACTAAGAAGGGTATTGAACTTCCTACTATGGAACGTGCGAAGCCTGTTAAGACGGTTGATAATGTTGAGGCTATGGCTGACATTGTGCGTCGTCTTAAGGCCCATACAAACGGTTGATTTAAAACCTAATAGGCTGGCTACAGTAATCTAAATGATAGAGGCACAAACCTAATCAACCTCAAATCAAAGGTTACTGTAGTCAGTCTTATTATGGCCCGGTAGACCAACGGCAGAGTCACGAAACTTAAAATTTCGCAAGTATCGGTTCGAATCCGATCCGGGCTATTATTAGTAGTATAATAAGTAGACAAAAATTTACATTGTGTCGTAATTGGGAAAAATCTTGGTCAATTTTATTGATTGAAATCAAAAAATGTATACTATTGTGTGCTAATTGTCATATGAAATTACATCGAAAGGAAAATCAATGAGCAAGAATGTATTAGAACTCTACAAGGTTGGTAGCAAGGTTAAGTTGACTAAGGATCTTTATGGGTCTATTGTTTCTATTCATATTAGTGGAGACAATAATGTGACATACGAATGTGGTTGGTGGGATGGAAATTCCTATTCTCTCCACAATTTTTCATCTAACGATATTGAATTGACTACCTCTGAAAAAACTAAGATTGGATTTGTATGAATAAACACGCTAATCCACTAGATTATCTACTACAGTCTTGTGAAGAAACTCTTAAGACAGGACGATGGAAGTTGGATAAATTTCTAATCAACAATGCAAAAGATGAGTTAGTGAAGTTGCGTCAGGCAAACAAAGACTTGGCCCAAGATTGTTTTAATGCTAATTTATTCGCTACTGAAGATACTGAGCGTTGGCTTGCTTGTGAAAAAGACAGATGTTTATTGAATGAGAAATATAGAAATTTATTGAAAGTGTTTGACAATCCTGTTGCATGGGGTAAAGTTAATGACAAAGGGGATTTGTATGATCTTCGCACACAATATAATCATTTTACTCCAGAAGTATCATTAGTTCCACTCTATTCAAACAAAGTAGAATTTAAAGATTTCTATAAGAACCATAGAAATAAAAATGACTAGTATTCCTAATAGATTTTATAGAGGATGGTGCAGTAATGAGGGTAACGGAAACTCTCATATACTGCATTATATCATTGAGACTATTAGGGATTTGTCTGATTATGAGGGCGGTGTTATTCCAGAAGAAGTAAAATCATTAGAAGAATACTTTAATATTGACGGAGAAGGTGTAAACGAACCTTATTATGCTATTTATGGAACATTCAAACACGATATTCCACGGGGGCGAATAAAAATTTTTGAAACACCAGATCTAAAAGTGGCAATATTTATTGTGGAACAATTAACTGGTAATAAGGTTAAAGAAATTGATGAAAAGTAAATATCTTATAGATTATAGTGACTGGTTTGACGAGGGTGGATATTGTCAATTCTATCCTATCAAAGATTGTCCTACTCTTGGTTTCAAAGAATTTAGATCAAAGACTAAAGCACAGCAGGCTTTTCATGCTCAGAAAAAATTGAGTCGGTTTGATCTTGCCCCAAAAGTTTATGACAAGGTTTCTAGACTAGACTTTGCTCCAGAAAAAGACTTTATCTTTCCAGAACCTAGTGATTGGGGCTATATAAGTGAAATTGCTAAAGTGGGTAAAGAAAAGTTTGTAACTTTACAGCAGGTTCAAGAACTAGTTAATGATATATATGTCAATACTGGTTTGAAATTTTGGGACTCTCATTGGTATAATTTGGGTCTTGTCAAAAGACAAGGTAAAGATAAATTAGTATGTATCGATACTGGTAAAGAAAGTTTTGAGGGTAGTGCTAACGCTTGGGGGTTTCATACTCCTGGCCCTAAATGTGGTTATTGTAATACTTATCAATGTAAATGTAGCGAGGATTAATAATGCCTTATATTAAGCCAGATAACAGATTGCATCTTGATGTTTGTATTGATACTTTGGTTGATTGTTTAAAAGGGAAACTGCTATTACCCGATGATCCAAAATCTTTATCTAGTATTTTGGGCGACATAAACTACTGTTTTTCTCGTATTATTGTTAGAGTAATGGGTGATGTTTCTTATTCTAAAATTGCTATGGTGACTGGTGTATTAGAGAATATTAAACAAGAATTTTATCGCCGGGTTGCTGTTCCATATGAGGACGGTAAAATGGCTGAAAATGGAGATATTACAGAATACAAAAAGTAAAATAGGGAAATTTTATGTCTAAAGATATTGAAAATATTATGAAAGAAGTTATTAAAAGCAATAAAGAAATCCATAATACAGACCATTCTATATCCTTAGATATTATAGACCTTAAAAAAGGTATAAAAAATATTGAAAATAAAATCAAAAGCATGGACGATACTTTGACTAAGTTATTCGACATTATGAATACTATTATTATTCTAATTGAAGAATCTGATAATTATGAGGAAGTAGACGAAGATTCTGATAAAGAAGAATGGAATCCTTATAATGATGAAAATTTTTCTTATGAAGAAAATGATGATGGAGATGATGATACATATTTTCAAGACTACGAAAATAATTAATGATTATATTACGATAACGGTTACGAATAAAAAAACGATTCAAGGTTGACAAGAGGACTAGCCGATGGTATACTAGAACCATCACGGGAACGATAACACTTTTTGGAGAACCAAGATGAAGTTGGCAGACAGGACGATTGAGACTCATAGTGCTGGTGTTACGAGCAGGAATCAGTTTAATATCGCTCAGACCAGCAAAATGTTTAAGATCCTTTCGGATTCTCTTTATTCCGATAAGGTGATGGCTGTTATTCGTGAACTATCAACTAATGCTTATGATAGTCATGTTGCTGCCGTAAATAAGAATCCGTTTAGGGTAACTCTGCCCACAGCGGCGAATCCTAATTTTGTTGTTAGGGATTATGGCACTGGTCTTAGTCAGGCCGATATGGAGGACTTGTATACCACCTATGGTGCTAGTAACAAGAACGACAGCAATGATTTTGTGGGTTGTCTTGGTCTAGGGTCTAAGAGTCCGTTTGCTTATACCAAGAGTTTCACCACATCTTCTTATTTTAACGGCAAGAAGTATACCTATATCGCCGCTATTGATGATAACGGTGTTCCCACACTTAATCTGTTCAATACTTCTGATACTGATGAACCTAATGGTCTTGAGATTGGTTTTGCTGTTAAGCAGCACGATTTTCATGAGTTCTCGTCCAAGGCTGTTAGAATTTTCCACTATTTTCGTATGAAGCCGATTATTGAGGGTGGTGTTATGACACATCTTCAAGATCATAAGTATAGCAATACTAATATTGTGATTAATGGTGACGGTTGGAGGGTTTGTCGTTTGAATAATGACAATAATCTTTTCCCTAGTCATCATCATCGTATTGATAGCGGTGTTGTTGCTATCATGGGGAATATCGCCTATCCAGTTCATACGGCACAAATTGTAGGTGAAGAAAAGGTCGATAGTCCAGACCATATTCAAAAGTGGAATCGTGCTTTCCAAAAGGCCGATATTGATAATTGGAAGAATTTTATTCATGAGATTCTTAATCAGGGTCTTTACCTTGAACTTGATTTTGGTATTGGCGAACTTGAGATGGATGTTAGTCGAGAAGGTTTGCAGTATACTAAGCAAGTCAAGAAAACTCTGAGGGAAAAGACTCAGGATATTTTTTCTGAACTCAAGAGAGAATTTAGTCAGAAGATCGCTGCTGCTAAAACCAAGGTAGAGGCTATCACCACCTATTATACCATGAATGAACTTGCTGGTGGATGGGGAGTTGGTGCGTCTTGGAAGGATGGTAAGGGCAAGGATCATCCTATTAATTCTGGAAGTGATCTGGATTATAAGATTCCTGCTGGTAAGAGTCTGTATGTTTTTAACTACAAGACTGCTGGCTATCGTTCTCGTCGCATGGTTGCTATGACCGATAAGATTCACCATGAAACTCTTACGGGTAAGGGTTATTCTTACTGGAATAGTCAGAAGAAGTCTGGAAAGATTGGTTTCTTTATCTGTGATGTTAAGGGCGAAGAATCTGCCAAGAAAATTATCACTAAGTATTGCAATCAAAATGATTGCTTTGCTTATTTGATGGTCGATACTAACGATCATACTAAGAGTAATGAAGGTTTTGATAAACTTATTGAGGATGTTGGATCAGATAATCTGCTTAAAGTATCAGACTATAAGCATCTTACTCAACATACTGGCCCGCGAAAGCAGTCCACCAGAAATAGTAAGGGTAGTGTTAGCGATCAAGATGTATTCTTTGTTCATGGGGCATCTAAGGACAGTAAGAATATTACCAACCCTTATAATGACGCGACTTGTCTTAGAATTCTGACAGAAACTCAGTTGGATGATTTTATGGAGCAGGATGAGATTGTGTATGTTCCTATGCTTAGGTATGCGTCTTGTGGGGAAGAATATCCTTCTATCCAGAGTATTTATGATTTGGTAAACGATGAACATCTAAAGCCAATAGTCAAGGAACTTTTGGGTTCCAGCAAGATTTATGCTATCAAGAGTGCTTTCGTGGCTAAACTTGAGAAGGATGAGTATAATCTTGTGGACTTCAACACTTTCTTGAAGCGTCAACTAAAGGTTGTGGCTAAGAGTAAATTTGAAAATGTGTCTTGCTATAATGCTTTGGTTGAGTATGCTAAGACAGAATACAATAAGGCCGAAAAGAATTCCAATGATTATAGATATTACCACTACGCATCTCTTGATAAGCAAGTTCTTTATCATATTTTGGGTATGTTCGGTTTGAAATACTCAAACTATATCAAGAACGATAAACTTGTTGACGCTATCAATAACGCCATGATTCTAGAGTTCTTTGCAGACACAGTTCATAGACCTAATTTTGATATCAGTAAGTTTAAACAGTCTGAATATTTTGATCATATTACTGGTCTGTTGACCAAGATCGGAATTAAGAATATTGATAGTAAGGAGATTCGTAATACAAATGTTGCTTATAATCAATTGGTTAATATGCTTATGAATAAGTTGTATGTTTCTAATCACAAAGATTATATTGACTTGATTAAGACTAAACTCAACGACAAGTATGATATGCCAAAGATGGATAATATCAGAGAAACTATTAAGAATGAAGTTGACAAGAATCCCATGCTAAAGTATATTTTTTGCACTAATCAGAATAGTGGTAATCTTCGTGAACTAAAAGATCAAAATCCTATCCTTCAAGCAGAAGGTGGTAGTCACTATAGCAGGAATAGGGACTGGTTCAACCAAATGAATAATGACAGTATCGAACTGTTTAAGATTCAACTTAGTAGTTTGATTCAGTAGGCTTGACAGGATCGTTTTTTGATGTATAATGCAGTTATCACAGGTATCGAAACTTTAAATTTAGGAGATAGAAATGTCTGTTCCGTTTATGTTTGTTGATGGTAATCTTACTCTTGTTCTTAACAATAAGAGTTATCAGGTTTTGCCTGATCATATTAACTATAAGATGATTTTGGAGGCACTACCAACCGCTACTCCAGAACAACTGCTGGAAATTGTTGATGTTGAAAAGGCTATTGCTACTTTTAGCGATGGTCTTGTTGAGATTAAGAATGGTCAGGTGACTTATGAGGGTGAAGTGGTTCATGGTAGTATCAGTAAGAGGATTCTGGAGTTTATGAGCAAGGGTCTGCCATTCGAGCCTCTTGTTAACTTCTTGAATAATCTTATGGAAAATCCCAGTATGCAGAGTCAAAAGGAACTCTATGATTTTCTTGAGCATGAGCATCTACCTATTACTGAGGATGGTCATTTCCTAGCCTATAAGGCTGTCAGGGGTGATTATAAGGATAAGTATAAGGGCGTATTTGATAATAGTGTTGGCAATATTGTTAAGATGCAACGAGCCAAAGTTGATGATAATCGTGCCAGAGGTTGTTCTGATGGACTTCATGCTGGTGCATTGAATTATGTCGCTGGTTATGGTAGTGTCGAGCAGGGTGATAGGATTGTTATTGTAAAGATTAATCCACGCGATGTTGTGAGTGTTCCTAGTGATTGTAATTGCGAGAAACTTCGTACTTGTCAGTATGAGGTAGTTGGTGAATATCAAGGAGAACTTCTCAAGCCTCTTTATTCTGCTGACTTTAGTGAAGACGATTATGAGAATGAGGATGATTATAGCGATAATGATTATGATTGGGGATGGAATGAGGATGATGACGAAGAGGCTTATGCTGAAGATGATGAGGATGATGAGTTTGACAACTCTTATCCTGGTTGATTAAAAAATAAAGTGTAGTCTGGCGACTAAGATAATAGCCTCTGGTATCGAATGATTCACACGCTATTTGAGAGGGTTCGATTCCCTCACACTTTCTTGATATTGATAATGATAGTAAAGGTTGCTATCCCAGTATTTGTTTATTTATAGGACAGGAAACAGAAAAATGTTTAGTGATAGTCTTGGATTTAATCCTTTTGATAAGAACAATAATGTTCATGCTAATGGTCATGCTAGTAATATGGTTAAGTTTTTGAGTTCTTTTAAGCAGACTAATATCTTTGCTTATAATGGTAATCCTCGTAAGAAAATTAGTAGTATGAATCACACCAGTACTCTTACAGAGGCTCTTGAAGCAAATCAAAATGCTGGTTCTGATGTTTATTTTTATGTAAATGGTGGTCGTAAACTTTATGCCATCAAACAATTTACTTGTTGCTTTTGTGATATGGATGCTGGTCGTGATGATCAGGGTAAGTATTTTAAGCCTAGTATTGTAATGACAAAGAAGAAGCAATTTCTTAAAAAGATCAATGAGTTCCCTGTTAAACCAAGTTGGGTTGTAGATACTCGTAACGGTTATCAGTGCTATTGGATTTTTGATGATGCTAGTAGAAATATTGTTGGTGGCAATAAAACATTCTGGAACGGTCTACAAAAGAAACTAGTAAATTACTTTGGTGGTGATCCAAGAGCCATCAAGCCTAATCAGATTTATCGTGTTCCTTATACTTGGTGGCGTAAGGGTTGGGAAGGTAAGGCTCCGTATTTTACTAGCATCCTTCCCGGTAGTACTGGTGATACTATAAATGTTGCCGATCTTAAGTCTGCACTTACTGGTCAACCAGCAACACTACAGATTATTCCAGAAAAGTGTAGCGATGAATGGTACAAGGGATATGCTAAGGCTTATAAACAGTCAGATATCACTGGGGTTCCAGTATCAGTAGACATTGCATCGAAAATTCTTAATGAACTACAAAATGCAGGTACAAGAGGTTTGAATAAAAATACTCTATCTGAGCGTGTTTATGGCGATCCTATGCCTGTTCATCCGATTGATGAGGATGCTCTGGTTGATGATGGGTCTGAGGACTCGCAGGATGCTCTGCCTGACGAGGATATAAACCTGTGTGGGTCACAGACCAAACTTTTAAAAACCGTGGTCGAGTTTCTTAACCAAGTCAGTACCCCGTTGTATTTTAGTAACAACAGATTCTTGAGTAGTGCTGCTAAAGATTTAGCGAATCAGATTAGCGATAAGTTTTGTATAGGGTGAACTATGCACGAATCTTATGATGATGATAATGATGACTACTATGGGGACAACTATGATGATAGTCAAGAATATAATAAGAGTCAGCCGGACTGGACTAAATTTTATTTTAAGTTTGATGTTAGTAGTAGTAGTCCAATATCTGATTGGGTTCAAAAATTTTTAGACGATCTAAATAAAGATATATCTGAGTTTAAACCGATTTCGTTTCCTGTGAGTAGTTATTTCTCCAATACAGCGAATGGAGGAAACTCTATCCTGTATTTGGGGAATAACTATCAAAATCAACCAATATGGAAAACCAAATACTTTATTAAAGACGATCTTGATATACAATACAGAAATCATTTAAAGCATAATGCGAAATATTTTTTAACACAACCAATATATTATCAAGGTCTTTTTGAAATTCTTAATTAACACCCACCTTAAAATAAAGGCCCATAAAATGAAAAAAGAATGGTATGTAATATCTAATTTAGATAGCTTTATTGACTATACTAGGTCTTTAGTTTTTAACTCTTTTAGTAAAGATAACAATAATAATGATAAAGAACCTGTAGATAGCCTTATTGATGCAATCAAACCAGAAGAACAAGAAGAACTTGACAAGGTTTTATCTCACAGTGAGTCTAGTACTATTATAAAGTCTTTATTGAAAAAACAAATAAACAAAAAAAATAAACAAATTAGATTTATTATCACAGATAATATTTTGTATCAAATTATAGAATCACTAAATAGTCGCATGGTAAGTAACCTTCTCAGTCAATTAGTTAGTAAGGGTCTAATAGAGACAGCGTTTGATGAAAAGATGAACGACTTTGTGTTTTGGGTTAACGAAAAATTAGAAAATAATAAACTTGGAGATACAGATGAATAATATCAGGCCTACAAAATTTGATGAAATAATTGGACAAAACGATGTTATTAATAGACTTAAAGTTTCTGCTTATGGATGTAAGATTTCTAATGAGGTAATGCCACACACTTTAATAGACGGGCCTCCCGGTTTAGGTAAAACTACTATTGCTAGTGCTATTGCTAATGAATTAAATGTTAATCTTTACACAACAAATGCTGCGAGTATTAGAAGCGCAAAAAATCTTATTCCATATTTTATGGGAATATCACCAAGATCAGTACTTTTTATTGATGAAATCCACAGACTTCCCAAACTGGTTGAAGAATTTCTATATCCTATTATGGAAGACTTTACACTCAATCTTACAACAGAAGATAAGTCTGAAACTATTGATCTTCCAATGTTTACTCTTATTGGAGCAACAACTAGCGGAGGAAGTTTGAGCCAACCATTTTATGACAGGTTTGCCATAAAAGAACACTTGTCGTTCTATAGCGACATTGATTTATCTAAACTAGCAGGATTGAACGCACAAAAGCTTGGACTAATGATAAGTGATGAGGACTTGCTTGAAATAGCAAAAAGAAGTAAAGGAACACCAAGAATTCTCAACTCTAGATTACAGTGGTATAAAAATTATAAACTTTGTAATAATAATAATGCTTCTGTAGATGAAATTTTTAATATTCAGGGTATAGATAGTAATGGTTTAGACCTATATGATAGAATGTATTTGCAGGTTCTACAAAAAAGCAAAGGAAATCCACTCGGCCTAAAGAGCATTTCTTCATTAACAGGAATCGCTATTGAAACCATAGAAAATAGTATCGAACCATACCTAGTAAGAAAAGGTTTTGTAACGAGAACCCAAAAGGGTAGGATACTAGGATAATTAGATTGGTGTATTCTTCCTCTATGAAGAGGAAAATATGGAAATGTTATTACTACAAATATTGATCATAATAAATATTATATCTTTTGGTATAGGATATACTATTGGTAAAATCACTAGTAATAATATAACAACAAATAGCGTACCCGTCTTAAAAGACAAGGAAATAGTCAGGACTAATAAGGTGTCTATTGACACAACCAAATACGTTACTACTATTAAAACAGACAGTCTAGAAAAAAAATACGATAATCTTGGAGACATCAAACAATCAGCGGAACAGATTGATGTCTCTGTTAATAAACTTAAGAATATGAAAGGTTAATTATTATGAGTTGTGGCTTGGATGTTGGAACAAGTTTTATTGTCTTATCAAGAGACTCGACAGATGGTGTTGTATACAAAGACTTTAGAGACGCTTTTTATATGATAAAACCATCAACGCCAGTAGCAACAAAAATGATTGAAAAAGGATTGAGTGGAAAAGTTTTTGTAAAAGACGCTGATGGATCTTTTATCCTATTGGGTAAGGACGCTATTGAAAAAGCGATTGAAAGAAATGATACAGCAAAAAGACCAATGTATAAAGGTGTTGTGTCAGCAAAAGAGAAAGATGCAAAAAGGGTTTTGTCTTTTATCCTACAGGAGGTTGTTGGAAAAGCAACAGAACCAGACGAAAAACTGGTATTCTGTATTCCTGCACAACCAGTAGATCAAGAAGATGAAGACTTTGATGTTGGTTACCATGAGGATGTTGTAAAAACTATACTTAGAGAAGTTGGATACAATGCCAGAGCAATCAACGAAGCAGAAGCATTGTGCTATGCTGAACTAGATAATGATGACTATACGGGCATCGCTATAAGTTGTGGTGCCGGTATGACCAATGTTTGTGTCATGTTAAATGGTGAGCCAACCGTGGTTTTTAGCACAACAAAGTCTGGCGATTGGGTTGATCGTATGAGCGCTGTAGCCACCGGAGAACCCGATAGTGTTGTTCAAGCAGAGAAAGAGGCTGGTGGTTTTAAAATCGGAGAACCTAATGATAATCCTGTTTTGGGTGCTGTTTCAGCATATTATGAAAGACTCATAGATTATACAACTAAACAACTAACAGCAGCACTAACTAATCATAAATCATTACCTAAATTTAAAGATCCTCTGACTATTGTTGTTGCTGGAGGAACATCTCAGGCCGATGGTTATATAGAACAATTTTCTAATAAACTAGTCGAAAATAATTTTCCTCTGAATATTAAAGAAGTCAGACACGCCAGCGACCCGTTACACTCTGTAGCAAAGGGCTGTTTAATAGCGTCCAAGGTATTATAATGTTTAGCTTTCTGAAGAAAATCAGATATGCTACAAGATCACCAAAATGGACAAATGTGCGTAAACAGCATCTTTTAAACAATCCTAATTGTGCGGCTTGTGGTAGGAATAAAAAATTGGAAGTACATCACAAAACTCCTGTTCATATAAATCCAGAAGGAGAACTAGATCCATCAAATCTAATGACTCTTTGTGCTGATCCTTGTCATATAATATTTGGCCATTTAATGGACTTCAAAAGCTGGAATATAAATGTGGTAGAGGACTGTAAGGTGTATTTAAACAGGGTAAATAATAAACCTCTAAAATAAAGCGAGGTGTATCTTGGGTAAAATTCTACTAGTTTTATTTCTTATCTTTTCAAGTATAATTATATCGGAAGCAGGAACCATAGACCCAAATACACCAGACTCAAAATACACAGAATATGCTTCAGGATTTCCGTTTATAGGCAAATTGATTGGTAAGTCTTTAGATGACAAACCTTTTATAGCCTCTGCTGTCGCTTATTCTGACGATATTTTTTTTACAGCAGCCCATGTATTGGATAATAATAAAGAGTGCTATATACAGATTAATAACAAAATCATTACAATGAAAGATTTTATTCAACATGAAAATTATAATACAAATGTTTTTGGATATAACGACATTTCTATTGGAATGTTATCAAATAAAATAGAACTATCTTGGTATCCTTCTTTGTATGAAGATCAAAATGAGATGGGACAAATATGTTCCTTATCAGGATTTGGTATGACCGGCGATTTTATCAATGGTGTAACAAAATCTGATTCTCTACAAAGAGCAGGATCTAACCGTATAGATAAAATAGATAGAGGGCTATTAATTTGTAATCCATCTGCCAATAGACATAAAACATCTCTAGAATTTCTAATAGCAAGCGGAGACAGTGGTGGGGGCTTATTTATAGGAAATAAATTAGCAGGAATACATTCTTGCGTAATAGCAGACGGAAGACCATCAAGGTCTGAATATGGTACTGAGAGTGGGCACACAAGAGTTAGTGATCACCATAAATGGATAAAAGATTCTATAGCAAAATTAAAATTGAGAAACCGAAAATAAAACCACTTGACACAAGACACCGTTTGTGAGATAATACAGTGTCTAGGACTTGAACAAATACTATGAATGATTTTGACTCACAAGACAAAAAGAACAAAAAAGTAGATAAAAAACTCTATAAAAAAAATCGTTTAGATGACGAGACAAGAGATCAGTCTCGTTTAAATAAATCTTTTAAACAGAGAAAAAAGGAACTTGAGGGAGATACAGAATGGGAAAACTGGGAAGAAGATTATTATAAATGAAATATCTAGAAGAGTTAAAGCCAGGAGATTTCTTTGAGCATCAGACAAAACATTTTTTATTAACATCTGATTTTAATAGTAGGAATATGAGAATGGCCATATCTGTAATAGATGGCAACCCAAGGTGGTTAGATGGTAATATTTCTACTAATAGTATAGACGTTTATAAGCTTGACCAAAATAATAATCTAGTGAAAATAAATTCTGATTATGACAATAACCAAAATCAAAACATTTCTTAATTCCCTTTGGTGGCACGTTTGGGCTGGATTTCCAAAATCTACGCATGAACAAATACTTGACAGATTATATATTTGTCAAAAGTGTGATAAATACGATAGAGTAAAAAGTCAATGCTTAGTTTGTGGATGTAATCTTTCCCACAAAAGAATATTCATGAATAAATTGGCATGGGCCGACCAAGAATGTCCAATAGGAAAATGGGGAAAAATAAAATGAGAATAAAGTCTAAAGAAATATCTCTTGTAAAGGGCAATGTCATAGACTATTCCTTAAATAAGATAAATGATCTATCATGTACATCAACAACAATTATTATTCCTCATGTGTGTAACAATGTTAATGTTTTTGGGGCAGGATTTGCTAAGGCTATTGCTGATAGATTTCCAATAGTCAAAGAGAATTTTCATGTTCTAGGAAAAACAGAAGCAAAACTAGGAAAGGTACAACTAGTCACTGTTGCAGAAAATAATAAAACAAAAAACAAAGTAATTGTTGCCAATATGATAGCACAAAATGGTATAGTAAACCCCAAGAATAAAAGACCATTAAATTATGCTGCTTTAGTATACTGTATGAACGACATAAGAAAAACATATAATCATATTAGAAGTCAATCAGAAGAATACGACATAGAGATACATGCCCCAAAGTTTGGGTCTGGTTTAGCTGGCGGTAATTGGCCTTTTATAGAAGAGCTTATCGAAGATATTTGGAATGATATTGCAGTATTTATATATATACCAACTTTTATTAACAAAAGGAATTAAGCATGAGTTTGTCTCAGACTTATCAAACAATAACCCATTTTAGATTACAGTCTTTTATTTTGAAGGTTATAGTCAGCACTTCTAGTCCAGTCAGTGAAATGAAGAATCAAGGAGAGGTATTCATAAAACTCCAGACTATTGCACAAAAATACCAAAAGGCATCTTTAGAACAAATGCAACAACTACTTGATGACTTTAAAGAAATTGATAATGTTAAAAGCATAGAAATCCTAAATCCTTCAAATGGTAACGGCTTTATTTTTACTTACGAATCATGATAGCAGCAAACGACAATTTGTATATAATGTTTATTGGCGTTATTGTAGCTGGTATAATCTATGGAATCAGAACTTCTAATGAATAGATTAAATAATCAAAGGTGTTATCTAGCAGGAGCGATGGATCGTGTTCCAGACAGAGGTAAAACATGGAGAGATTCTATAACTCCATTCTTACAAAGTTTCGGGGTTAAAGTTTTTAATCCAATAACTAAACCTATAGACATTGGTCTTGAAGATGATCATTCTCATATAGTTAAAACTAAACTTAAAGCAGAAGAAAAGTATGATGAACTATCAAGAATAATGAAGACCATAAGATCTGTTGACTTAAGACTAGTAGACATTAGTGATTTCTTGGTTGTAAATCTAGATATTACTGTACATCCATGTGGAACTTTAGAAGAAATATTCTTGGCTAACAGACAAAAGAAACCTATTATAGTTCATATGGAGCAGGGCAAAAACCAAACACCAGACTGGCTTTTTGGAACAATACCCCACCAAATGATATTTTCTAGTTGGGAAGATGTTAAACAATATTTGACACACATAAGTACCGATAGCAGTATTGAGTCCTATAAGAGATGGTATTTTTTTGATCTAGAGAAAAAATATGACAGAACTAATAAATAGTCCCTGGTGGAACGACGAAAGTACTAAAATAGTGCCAAAAAGCACTGTTACAAAAATATCCGGCGAAACTGTAGATCTAACAAAGCAGATAGTGTTTACAGATAAATATAAGATCAAATATGGTTATTCGTTAGTTGGTGGTCGTGGGGTTTTTGCGACAGAGGATATTAAGTCTGAGGAACTAATAGAAAGATGTCCAATTGTTCCTTTGTCCCTAAGATCAAAACAACAGTCAGATCCTGTTTTATGGTCTTATTGTTATACTAAACCATTGTGCGATTGCAACGAATGTAAAACTAATGGTTTTGTTTTCTATATGGTTCTTGGTCATGGTATGATATATAATCATCAAGACGATAATATTGCTGACATGAGATTCAATCATAAAGATCTATATGTAGATATCATTGCAAATAGAGACATTGGTGCTGGAAAAGAAATTTTTGTAAGTTATGGTAGTTCATACTTTAATGAAAGATCTAAAGTTATAGTTGAGTAATATGAAAATAGCAATCTCCATGACCTGTTTTAAGAGATTAGAATATACTAAAATGGTTATCAATTCTCTTATTAATTCTTTAAAAGATTTTGGTAATTTAGACATTCCAGTTTATATATCATATGATTACTATAACGAGGATATGCTAAAATATCTGAATGATATAGAGTTAAATAAAACTATATTTGTTAATAATCCAAAAATAGGATGTAATGCAAACACGAAAAAAATTATATCATACGCAATTAATCTAAGCGATGCTGTTATTCACATAGAAGATGACACTGTTTTATCAAAAGATGCTATAAGATACTATATAGAAAATATTAATAAATATAAATCAGATATAAGTGTAGTGTCTATTTCTGGTTATAATAAGACAATACGATTAGACCCTAATGAAATTAATCTTATTGAAAAATATAATAGATTTACTGCATGGGGTTGTGCTTTTTGGTCGTATAAGTTTCAAATCTTGCTAGACAATTGGATTAATATAGATCCTAAAATAAATTATTCTTGGGATTCCCATATAAATGACATATATGCTATGATGGGATTCTATGAAATAGTTCCTAAAATATCAAGAATTCAAAATGTAGGAGCAGAAAATGGCACATGGGTTGTTGATCCGGAATGGCATTATCAAAACCACAGAACCCCATTTACCTCAGACGATCTATGCAAAAAATAATTAATGAACTTAAACTAGATTTTGATGATGTTTTGATTGTTCCACAAAGATCTACACTAACTAGTCGCTCTCAAATTAGTTTAGAGAGAACTTTTCATTTCTATAATAGCTCTAGAATATGGACAGGAATACCTATCGTATGCTCAAATATGAGTTTTTCTTCTTTTAATATGGCTAATGAGTTATCAAAATATAAAATGATAACTTGTCTTCATAAATATCATAGTGTTGATTCTTTGGTGGAATACTTTAGTAACAATCCAGATAAAATCGACTACTGTTTCGTTTCTATTGGATATAAAAAATCTGACCTAAATAATTTATTAGAATTTAAACATAGAACAAATCTTCAACCTAATCTATGTATAGATGTTCCTAATGGACACATGGATGTTTTTGTCAAGTATTGTAAAAGAGTAAGAGATAATTTTCCGGATTCTATAATATTAGCAGGAAATGTTACAAATACGTCATCAACACAAGAACTTCTAATATATGGTGGTGTCGATATTATTAAATGCGGTATAGGAGGAGGGAGTGCATGTACTACTAGATTTATTACTGGTTGTGGAGTTCCTCAATTGACCTGTTGCTTAGACAACGCCTATATTGCTCATGGTTTACAAAATGGAGATAAAAAATTAGGACTTATATGTTCTGATGGCGGTCACAAAAATAGTGGTGACGTATGCAAAGCATTATGTGCTGGTACTGATTTTGTTATGTTAGGAGGATATTTTGCCGGATCAGATCCTTGTGACGGACAATGGGAATACGAATATTTAGGGAAAAAAGCAGCAACAGCAGGAGAATTTTGGCAACCAATACCCTCTAGTGAGGATACTCCCAAGAGAAAAGTTCGCTTTACATACCACGGGATGAGCACCCATTACGCACAAGAAAAATATGAGGATACTATCAAAGAATACCGAGCATCAGAAGGAACAAAAATAACAGTACCATTTAAAGGACCGGTTGATAAAATAGCACAAGAGCTTTTAGGTGGTATCAGATCTTGTTGCTGTTATATAGGAGCTGGATCAATAAAACATATGTCTAGATGTAGTCAGTTTCACAGAGTCAATCAAATACACTCAAATAAAAATCCTGTGTTTGGAGTTTAAAGAAAGATAAAATGAATCAAAAAATATTAATGTACACTCCTGTTGGTTTTACAGGATATGGTGTTGTTGGACTAAACTTAATAAAGTATCTTCATAATCTTAGTGTAGATGTTACCGTTTTCCCTGTTTCTTTAAAAAAGTTTGGAGAAATACCACAACAAGAAAACAAGGAAAATGAAAAATTATTACACGAATTAGTCTATAAAGACTTTGATCCTAAATCAACGTGTGTAAAAATTTGGCACCAGTTCGATCTTGCAGAAAGAATAGGGACAGGGAAATATATTGGTTTTCCATTTTTTGAGATTGATACATTTAATGAAAGAGAAAAAATACATTTAAGAGTTCCAGATGAACTTGTAGTATCTTCACAATGGGCAAAAGACATTATCTTACAGAATGGTATAGATAAAAAAATATCAGTGGTTCCTTTGGGTGTTGACCTTTCTGTTTTTAGTCCATCTTTAAGCGACAATATACAAAAATCAGAAAATAATCCATATATTTTTATGTCTATAGGAAAATGGGAAGTTCGTAAAGGACATGATATTTTATATGAAATTTTTAATAAAGCATTTTCTTCTAGAGATAATGTTGAGTTGTGGGTAGCTGCTTCTTCTAGTACGACATGTTTTTCTGAAAAAGAATTATTAGAATGGCACTCTTATTATGAGTCTGGTCCACTTAGAGATAAAATTAAAATAATTCCCAGACTACCATCGCAACAAGACTTAGCAAATATGATAGCAAAAGCAGACTGTGGTATCTTTTTATCAAGAGCCGAAGGGTGGAATCTTGAACTTTTAGAAATGATGAGCATGAATAAACCTGTAATAACAACAAATTATTCTGCACACACGGAGTTTTGCAATAGTAGTAATTCGTTTCTTATTGATATTGATAAACTAGAACCGGCATACGACGGAAAATGGTTTTGGGGACATGGTAATTGGGCTAACTTTGGAGACAAACAGAAAGACCAAGCAATAGAGTTTATGAAACAAGCATACAATTCTAAAATTCGAACAAATCAGAGTGGGGTGGAAACTGGCCTAAAATACTCTTGGAAAAATTCTGCTCAAGAACTATTAAAGTGTATATAAAATTAGGAGATACTATATGCCTATTCCAAAACCACACGAAAACGAAGATAAACAAAAGTTTATATCCAGATGTATGTCTGATAGCGTTATGAAAAAGGACTACACAGAAACCAAACAACGAATTGCTGTTTGTTTGAGTCAGACTAGAAAAAAAAGCGAATCTTCTATCTTGGAAGAAGTACAGGATAATTTGTTAGCATCAAATTGCTCATGGGACGACGAATGGGATGAATTTGTATGGGAAATCGAGGCATCAGAAATTTATGATGAAGAAGATAAAATTATAGCAGCTGAAAAAGGTGGTAAAAAAGTAACACTCAATAAGCCATTCAGAACACCAGACGGTCCCAAAAAATTTAGCGTTTATGTGAAAAATGATAAGGGTAATGTTGTAAAGGTAAATTTTGGAGACCCTAATATGACTATTAAAAAAAATAATCCAGAACGCAGAAAAAGTTTCAGAGCAAGAATGAGGTGTGATAATCCAGGTCCAAAATTTAAAGCGCGCTATTGGGCGTGTAAAGCATGGTGAAAAATGATTAAACCAATTTCAGAACTACTAGAAGAACAAGAGGGAGTGATGAATACAAAGTCCGAACTATTGAGTGATCAAGAAGCTAAAAACTACAGTAACGATAAGGTTATAGACTTACTAAAGAAGTCACTTAATATTCACTGGCAACAAACCACAGCTTTAACTGCTCAAGCAGAACATCTTGATCGTTGGGGCTACAAGAAACTAGCCAATATTATTAAAGAAGATTCACGACAAGAGCAAGAACATGCCGCAATTAATATTAAAAGATTAGAATTTTTTGATGCTGATTATCAACCATTAGTAGTAAGCCCACCATCTTGGACTAGACACGATATGGTCGCTATGATCAAATACAACCTAGCATCTGTTCAAGAAGCATCAAACGCAGAAAGAGCCACAATAGTAGCAGCAAGAGCAGTTGGCGATGAAATTACTGCAAACATAATGATTCCATTACTACAAGGCAGTGAAGACGGAATAATTTTATACGAAGGCTATCTTAAGCTAATTGAACAAATGGGATTGGATAACTTCCTTTCTATTCAGGTCTAATATGAGCAGATATAAAGAGTTATTAACACAAATTTCAGAAACTATAACAGCTAAGACTGGTTTGTGGGACAACATTCGCAAAAAAAAAGAACGCGAAGGTAAAAAGTATAAACCAGCCAAACCTGGGGATAAAGATAGACCAGATCCAGAAACATGGAAAAAATTGACAAAGGGCTCACCTTCTGATACAATTCCTTCTGTGCCGGAAGATTCACTAAAGCACGAAGTCAAAAAAGACGATCTAACACATAGTTCAAAAAAGAAGAAGAAAACAGTAAAAAATCTTCCACTTTTTCGTTCAGGTGTTTCTCCACACGAAAACGAAGATAATGAACAAGACGATGAGGATGAAATAACAGAGAATATCGTCGGACCAGAATCTATGACAGAGTAATTGTTTGATTCGGAATTAATAGGACTTCTTAAAAAGGAAAAATATGGAATTTGAAACACTGGATAATTATCTAAATATTGCTAAAAAGACTATCTCAAAGTTTGGATCAAAAATGTATCCTTCTTTGGTAAAAGAAATGCTATCTAATGATGAAACCATAGCAGAGGTCGCTGAAGCGATAATGGTAGCAGACTGGAAATGGGATAGTGACAGAAAAGGTAAAGTGACTGGACTAAGTAAGAATCTATATTCTTATAGAAATCAATGCGCTATTTGGGCTATTAAAACATATGTTACACAAAAATTTCGTAAAAATAAAAAAAGACAGTCTCAAATAGACCATATACTAGAGAACCACACATACATAGATCAAACTGATCCTTCTAAAATTATGGAGCAATCAGAAGAAACAGAAAACTTACGCAAAAATATTAAGGACCTAATTAATACTGCACCATTAACTGATAAGCAGAAAAAACAGGTAATACTATATTATTATGAAAATAAAACTTTGTCAGAAATAGGCAAAATTTATAATGTTACTAGAGAGGCAATAAGACAAAACATAAACAAAAGTATCAATACTCTTAAATATTATGCTAACGCTAACTAATCTAATTTGTTGTTCTATTTATCAAAAATCAGCCTATGTGTTATCTTGTGACAAAGAGCAAATAAAATTTCCTTCTCTAAATCTAGATAATGTAAATATTGACGAAACAACAGTTGCTGAAGATTTGATCAAAAGTATTTTTGAAAAATATATAAGTCTAGACTTTAATTGGGCAAAACCTAAACTTACAGATATAGATATCTATACTAGTCAGGACGGGGTTTCTCAAACACACATATATTATAGTTGTTATATTCCATATAGAACTGTAATAAATGATAGTTATTGGGTTATTGCCGATGATATGCTTGCTCATAGTAAACTCTTGAGAAAAGCACTATATGTTTAAACTGAAAAGTATACTATCAAATATCTTTAAGAATAAAATCAAAATCCCTAATAATATTTTACTAGAAGAAGATAAAGATATTACTATAGTAAGCTTTTTACTTGATCTACAAACACAAGAGGTCATATCTGTAATAGAT